AGGTATATTTACCAGATGTGTATGTGGTTCCTCCGGTAGCCTGAATAGGATTAAGAGTGTTTAACTTCTTAATTCCGTCAGAGATAGCAGATGAATTTGCTCTAGAGATGGCCATGTAAATATCTTCCTGTTAAATTAAGCGGATAATTCGGAACCAAATGCTGTAAATGTAAGAGAAGAAGCTGCTGATGCATAGGATCTAATTGAATTTCCAGCAGCAAGTGTAATTCCAAGAGTTAATGCTATTGAATCATTTGCAGCAATACTTACATCATATGCAAGATAGTGTTCATCTCCAAGAGTTGTACCAGATGTTGGCTTTACAGCCAAACGATAGGTACGAGCAGATGCTGATCGATTAGCGATTACGATGGAAGAAACCACCGCTGCTGAAGAAGATGGAACAGTATAAAGTTCCTCTTCTGTCGTTGCGGCCGCAGCCTTGCGACCAAGTACTTTATATGCCATTTGTTATGCTCCCATCAGAAGGAATGGATCTAATCCGCCGCTACTTGCTTCGGATGCTTTGGCTAAAGGATATCCCCCAGCCGTGACACCATCGTGTACAACGAGTGTGTCTTTATCGGTGTCGACAGTTACTTCACCGACTAAACCTGTAAATGTTGCGTGTTGGGCTGTTGTACCTCTACGCAGTTGTATTGCAAATGACGACATCTTAGGCTCCCATCATCATAAATATATCTGTCAATGGATCGGTAGTAATGGTTGCCCATGATGCTGTTGATCCATCGGTTGTCAAGTATTTACCACCATTGCCAGTTTGGCTTGGAAGACTTACTGGGGCTGCTGCCCAAGCAATTCCATTGGTGGCTGTAGAAGAAGCTGTGAGTAGATATCCGTCTGCACCTACTGAAAGTACGGCCGCAGTATCGTTTGCACTTGCTACGAAAATATCACCTTTAGCATTAAACGATGTAGCCAGAAGGGCAGATCCCAATGCCGCTGCCGAGTTTGCAGCAGATGTAGCAGAAGTTGCTGCTGAGTTAGCAGAAGTTAAAGCAGAAGATGCTGAAGTGCTTGCACTAGATGCTGAAGTAGCAGCCGAAGTTGCACTTGTGGCTGCACTAGAAGCAGATGTTGCTGCACTATTGGCAGAAGTCTGAGCATTAGATGCAATAGTTGAGATGTTGATATAGGTCGATGTCGTTGTATCTGCAACGGTAATTGATCCCATATCACGGACAATGCCAGCACCTGTTAGACCAGTAATCGAGGTATAACTATTGGCTGCCGATGTGGCTGATGTCGCTGCTGAAGAAGCAGAAGTAGCAGCCGAAGTAGCAGATGTCTGGGCTGATGTCGCTGAGGTAGCAGCAGAGCTTGCAGAGGTTGCTGCACTCGAAGCGGAGTTGGCCGCAGAGGTAGCCGATGTGGCAGCCGAAGATGTCGATCCAAAGACTGTATCAATGTATGACTTAGGTACAGCATCGGTAGATGCAGTAGGTGTAGCAAGATCAGTAATCTTGTTATTACCCATTGACAAGGCACCAGTCATTGAGTCGCCAGCCTTGGCAACCTTGGTAGCAATCGAGTTGGTTACCGTAGTTGAGAAGCTTGCATCATCATTGATTGCAGCAGCCAACTCATTGAGGGTATCTAAAGCACCCGGTGCTGCATCAACCAAGTTAGATACTTGTGTATCTACATAAGCCTTAGTAGCAGCATCTGTGTTAGCAGATGGGGTTGCAAGACCAGTCACCTTGTAGCCACCAGCAGCAAGATCAGAACCCAAAGTTCCGCTTGTGATTGTCTTAGATGTCAGAGTAGAAGCAACACCATCAAGGGTAACTGTACCTGTGGCATTAGGAAGAGTGATTGTTCGATCTGCCGTTGGATCAACCACAGTAAGAGTTGTCTCATAGGCATCGGCAGTTGCACCTTCAAAGATGATTCCAGAACCATCAATAGTTGGTGATGTTAAGGTCTTGTTAGTAAGTGTTTGAGTATCAGATGTACCCACAACATTACCTGTAATACCGTGAATCCCAGATGTTGTTGGGCTTGCTGTCGATCCAAGGTGAGCAGAAAATTCATTAAAGTCACGACCCGAAATAATGTGACGAACTGTTGCACCAGCAGAGTGGGCAACATTCGAGGTACCGTCTTCTCCACGAGTCACATTGAGTGTGGTTCCACCACCAGAAGAAGTGACTGTAATAATCTCTTCTTTGTTTGTATCTGGATCAATAACCAGAGAATATGGATAGTTGGTAGGGAAGCCAGTCGTTAGATCCAGAGTAATCGATGTAACAACACCATCGATTGAGGATGATAGCGAGGCTTGCTTTGCCGTTGAGGCATAGTATCTATTTTGTGCCATTCGTTACCTCTTATAGTGGAGTCGGGGAGGATAAAGATCTCGTAGTCCTGCTGCTTCTTGCTGAAGTCGCTGGGTGTAAAGACCAAGGTACATACGAGCCGTAGAGGAACCGCTTCCAATAGGCTTGGTCTGATCGAGCATATCTGATTCGACAGACTGTGCAGGAACTCGAGCTGCATCGATATTCATAAGCAGACGAGCCATTGCACCATAAGTAATGCAATCAATCGAACTTGAAGGGAAACCCGTAACGGTTTCATATACATCGCTATCTGATGTTAAAACTGAGGGAGCTTTAGCGTAGACAACCTGAACAGTACGACCCGGATCAATAGAGTCGAAGATATTGATTGTCTTTCCATTGGCAAACTCTGTCGTATTAGCCACCTTATCGGTGTTATACCTACGAACATTGAGCCACTCTTTAGTCGATCCAATGGTCTGCCACTTAACATCAAGGACATACTCTGTAGTCGCTGGAAGCGAGTATGTAGTTACTGCTGAGTTGAAGGAGAAGGTATGGGTTCCTACTGCAAAGAGTTCTGGGTAGGAAGCCTGAATAGTATCGTTGATTGCATCCTTGATAAGTTTGCGAGGATAGACAGGAGCAATGAGAACCTTTGCACTATTGGCAGCAGAAGCTGCTGTGGTGCCACGGAATCCTCGACCCCAAGGTGCAACGGTGACAGTCTTGGTTAGGTTGTCGACCTTATCCACATAGATAAGTTCATCACCAATCTCGATAAGACCACGACCCATTTGGTTGGTTTCGTTGACTATGAATGAAGTAGCAGATGAGGTAATGCCACCTGATTGATTGATCCAAGTAGCAGTCTCTTGCTGGGCTGCACCGCTTTGGATATTGAATGCAACCTTGTCGATTAGTTGTCCGAAGGTAGTTGACATTAGGACTCTCTTGCTCTTAGGGCAGCAGCAGGAGCCAGATCGGTTGTGCTACCAAGTTGATTACATACACCACGAAGGTCTTTCCAGTTAGGTCTGGTATTACCAGCCTTGGTATTCAAGGCACCAACGACATCCAGACCAGTTGTGCCAGCCCAAGTGTTAGCGGCCAATGCATCATCAACATAACTCTGTAACGCTGGATAAGTGCCACCATTAGCAAGACGATTAAGTTCTGCTGTAAATGTGCTTCCGTTAGTACCTGTTGCCATTACTTACCCTTCCTCATAACTGCTGCATTGTCTACAAGATTTGGATACTTGCGACCTGCTGCTTTGGCACGAGCCTTAGCCTTAGCCTTCTGAGCAGGGGTTAGTTTGGATGATTTCTTCTTTGGGTTCTTTGTATCCCAGAATGCTTTCTTCTTCACCATTTCACCTTATCTGCCCAATAGGCTGCTGACATCTTTCCTTTTGCAATGTTCTTTGCATGACGAGCCTTGAAAGACTTCTGTCGTTTAGTTGGTTGCCGATCACCAGTAACACCCTGTTGTCCAAACCGAATGGTCTTAACCTTCGATCCTTCTTTGGCTACAACCACATGAGACTTGGTTGGGTGAGATGGTGTTCTCTTTGGTTTATTAAAGCCAGATACCCCGGCTCTCTTAAGCCGAGGATCTGCCTTACTTCTTTTTTCCGCCACGCTTCTTGCCCTTCTTGGACATACCAGCTTCGGATAATGCGATTGCAACCGCTTGCTTACGGCTCTTGACTACAGGGCCTTTCTTGCCAGAATGAAGAGTTCCTGACTTGAACTCTTTCATAACCTTCTTGACTTTGGCTGGCTTCTTCATTACTTCTTCTTTCCGGCTTTCTTCATACCCTTTTTGCCGTACTCCATCATGCGTTCTTTTTTGCCCTCAGACTTTTCGTGCTTCATCTTTGCCTTTTTGGACTTGTACTTTTCGCCTTTTGCTGACATCGACTTTCTCCCTCTGTGTGATTACCTTGACTTTTCCACCTGTATTTATGTCATACGAAGCGGAAATCTCTACTGCCTTACGAGCTTCATTGGCTGCTAACTTGGTATTCGTTAGTGAGATGGTTGCTCTGGAAAGAGAACCTGCTGCCCAAGATCCACCGGATCCAACGGCATAGATTCCTCGATCATCTCTGCACCAAGAGAAGTCATTGTCTATCTGATAGATATGACCTCTGATGCATATCAATGCATCAAAACCAGCATCCTCATTAGGCATACCATCTTCCTTCTTTGGAGAAGGATCGTATCCATAGTCAGTATATGCTTGACGAAGTGACGGAAGAATGTCCGTCATCATAAACTTATCTAAATTAACTACCTTTGGTAGTTTCGGTGGGATCCAAATAAAATTGGCTATATCCCCGGCGATTGCATCGCCAGCAAAGGCAAAGACATACTCGCCTTTTTCTATGACTTTATCCATGCCAGTAGCCACAAACTTCTGACTACCTGCCACCATCAATGAATCCGCTGCTATAAGGCCCCAGCCTTTGCCTTGGATCCCAACGATGGTTGTCATGTCTATTCCTTAAAAGTATTGGTGTTGGCATCGAAGGCTTTACCAGCCATATTCGATAACTCAACAGCTCCTCGAATGTCTTTCATATTAGTAGTCGCAGGTTCGATACCTTGATCGATTGCCGACTTGTAGGCATTGAGTTCATTATCCCAAGCCTTTTGAGACATTAGGCGATTGCTATTAGCATCGCCGGTACTGATTTGTAAACCTGATGCTTTCAGGCACTCTCCCCAGTTTTCGTGATCTTGTGTGGGGCAACCTGTTCTACATGGCATTATGACCTCAATACTAGAAATCCACTATGTGCTTCATCCGATGCTGCATCGGCTTCTTCTTGAGTCTTTATTGTATATCCAAGACCCACTAAAACATCTTTAACCGCTTCGCTTACGACATGACTTCTTCCACCGAGGAAGACATAATCGTAATCTTGTAATTCATCTTCTGTTACTGCTCGAGATGTAGTGACTGTTGATCCATCGATCAAGACTGCCACTCCTCGTGGAGATACAACTCTCCTCCACCACTTGTCTCGTAGTGGGAAACCTTCCATCACTTGCGGTGGGTAAAAGGTATAAGTTGCCATTTCTCTCCTTTAGTAGAGAGGGGGTGAGTTGCCCCACCCCCTCAACTAATTAGCTCCGATTAAAGAGCAGATGCACC